GTCCGCTGCAGGTGTATTGCACATAGCCGCCGGTAGCAGCGATTTCCTCGCTTACCTCCATACTGTTGAAGTCCGCAAAGCCCGTCTTGTCAACATTCTCAAAACCTATCTTCAGCGTGCCTGCCTTTGCGCAGCGATAAAAGAAACTCAGATACACTGGCAAGGCTTCCTTCTTCCCGTCGCTGTTTGCCGGAAAGGTCGGCACAAAGCGTAGATTCTCATGCTTCTGTCGGATATACTTGTTGCGTATCCGCACCACCTTGCGTCCCATGTCTGTCACCACGCTCGCACCGTCACCCTTCTTCGATAGCGCTGCGCCGTTGGCCCATATCCACCTGTTGCCGACGAGGAAGAACACCGTCTCATTCTCCGAGTTCCACTTCTCCAGTCCCGATGCAAACGTCGGGTTGTTCAGATAGCCCTTCTCGCTTAGGAAATCGTTCCTCACGCTGTCAATCGCGCTCTGCACTTTGCCCTCCGTTATCTCAAACCGAGTCTTCACGTCCTCGCCTGTCTCCAGCACGAAGGTTCCCTTCATATAGGCGTTGTCTGCATACAGTCCGTTGCCCCGTGGTTGGCGGTCTGCCGGAAACTTGTCGTCCTTAATGCCGTCCAGGTTACCGAGCCTTGCACGCAAAGCGTTGTCAAAGGTCTTGCCACTCACACCGTCCATCACATCAACTCTCGGCTGACCGTCCTCGGTGGCCGATATGAGCACCATATTCTGGCGGTCGGAGTTCACCGTGTTGCCCATCAGCACACACTCATCACCCTCCTTCGGTTCCACGCCCTCGAACTCCTCCTTCACCACCACGATGCCAGTCTCCGTAACATCGGTCACTTCCACCCAGTAGCTCCGCATATCCTTGCCCGTGAACGTCTGGCAGCGCACCAGGTCGTGCTGTACAAACATATTCTCCTGCTCGAAGGTGATAAGATAGTGCTCGCCCGATTCCTCCACGGTCTTGATGCGTCCGTTGGCCGCGCTCACGCATATCTGACCGCCCACGCTCCTCACCTTCTCGATGAGCAGCTCCAACACGGCCATCGTCTGCCTCACCGTCAGTTTATCCACCGTCAGGTAGGTGCGCCCATCCTCCCCTTTCCACAGTTGAAACCCTGCGCCCAGCAGTCCGTCCACAAACTGCCCAGCGCTCCTTATGCTGTCCGAGGTCACGGAGTCAAAGGTCACACCATCAGTCTTTCTCACTGGCTGATTCAGATAATCATCAAACTCATGGTAATCCCACTTGTCTGCATTGTCCGCTTCCTTGGCGTGGTCCGCCTCCAGTGCATGTTTCGACTCATCTGCGTTCACAGCATGGTCTGCCTCCTTTGAGTGGTCTGCTTCCACCGCATGATCGCTGTCCGTGGCATGGACTGCTTCCTTCGCCAGTTCTGCGATGTCTGCCTTGGCCGCATGCGCAGCCTCCTTCACAGCCATGCCGCCGTAAGCGGTGCCGCTCGTTCTCAGTGCCGACGTACTGCCCTCGTTCTTTGGTTTCTTTATTACCTTGATGTCTATCATTGCTCAATCTCCTTAAGTGTCATTTCTGCATATCCTTCCTCAAGGTTGCGACTGATTCCCTGCACGAAGAAGGTTTTATCCATCATGGGATGGCGATAGTGAGCGAACAAACTCACGATGCCACCATCTGTATCCGTCAACTTCTGCGTCATAACAACCCTTGGTGCATGCCACTCTTTGTAATAGTAGTCCACATACAACTGCTCAGGCTTAGCGCTCATACCCCTCGAATAGTCATATACCGCCAACAATCCCTCTCCTGTCAGCGTGTTCAATGGGGTGCTCATCTTCACGCTGTCCGTCACGTCCAAAGCCTGGCACTCCGCAGCTGTCAGTGCTGAGTTTATCTTCATTTCGATGTCATCCTTCACGTTCACAAAACTCTCCTTTGTGTCGCTCATGTAAACGAGGTCGTTATCACCAGTGTTGTTCACCAGTCCGTTGTCGCTATATATCTTCACTTCAAACTGCTCCACCATGATGCTGCTCACGTGTGCCAGCAGTGGTATCGTTGTACTGTTCCATTTCGTGTGTCTGAACCACGTCTTGTGCCGTCTCGTCACCACGTCCCACAATGCGTTCACTGGCCCAAGGATCATAAACTTAACCCTACCGCTCACTTTGTCAGCCTTTTTGATTGGTATCGCTATACCCTCTGCATCGATGCCGAGCTCATAGTTCACGTTGTTTTGCAAATCGAACTTGGTGCCAACTATCTTGTCACCGATTTTCGGGTCAAAACCTATCGTGAAACACTGTTGGTAGTATTCGTCCTCATTGGAACACTCCTCCAGCGTCTTGTACTTCCGCCACTCGAAGTCCGTCACCTGTCCTTCTGTGCCTTTTTCCACCACACACTTATCCCCTATTATCAGCATACATGCCAGCACACCCACCTTTGATATATGGTCGCTGCCGTCTCCGATGGCACTATACTTGAACTCATACAACTGAGGCCCGGTATCCGTAAACGGAACAAAGCCGTGCGCCATTTCCATATCCCATACCACGGTCTCGTTAGGCGTTGCCGCCTTCCACCACTGCTGCGTGTAGTATCGCCCGTCACCGTTGTTTCGGCTCGGTACCGTCATGCCCAACCATTTTTTGATACCTGAAAACAGTGGGTTGTTTCCCCATATTCCACCGTCATAGTTGTATATTGCTTTGTAGGTGTCCGTCAATGCCATCACTGGGTTCAGCACCAGTTTTCCGCTCAGCACTATGTAGTTCGTCGTGCCCTCGTCTGTAGGCGAAAAGACACCACCAGTCATGCTACCGTTATACACTGCCCTCGGTATGCCTGCCTTTAGCGAGTTGGTATTAGGATAGGTAGTTGCCTCCTTGTCGTCACAGTTACCGTTCACACTCACCACCAGGTAGTTCGTCATTTCCACTTTCGATGTCGGAGAGTTGTCCTTTCCATCCGTTTTCTTCTCCACCTTACCAAGTGCCATGATGGCAGCACCCTGGTTCTTCGCCAACCAGTTCGGCAGTATATGTTGGTTTCGCCCCTCACTACAGTATTCCTCCATCAGGTTACCGCTCCCGCTCTTTGGGAACAGCCACTGACTGTTGTTCATCATCTGCACATACCAGTCAGTTACACAACCACCACTATAGGAGGTTTCCTGTCCGTGAGTCATTGCGTCAAAGGCATTTATTGCTTTCGAGCCCTCACCATCACTGCTGTATTCCGTCATGTACTTCTGCTTGTTGCTGAAGGGACTTTTCAGAAGATCGTTGTCAAGCGGACTCTCTATCACACTCTCCATACTCTCCACCTTGGCAGTCAGCATAATTTTATTGTACACCTCCCCTACGCTTATCGTCGTATCCGTGTCTGTCACCAAACCAGTCACGATGTCCGTTGTCTGCCGGGCCGTCGTCACGCTTGCGCCAGTCAGCAAATCTCGCCAGTAGATGCGTTCGTCGCCCTTCACGCTCTCCCAGGAGAACAGATAAAACGTGAACCCATCCTGCACGATGTGGAGGTTCAGGTACTTCAGTATCTCCTCCAACACCTCATCCTGCTGCCATACGTCATCCTCCTCATCACCAAGAAAAAGCAACTCGCTCACCGTCAGCTGCCCGAATATCGCATAGCGGTTACCTGCCAAATCATCCACAGCCTTACTCCCATCGTATAGGTAGCGCATGGCATTAATGTCAAGCTCAGCCGTCACTCCGCCCAATATCTCTTTCAGCATCGCCAAGAATGTGCGCTGTTCCGCCTCCGCCTTTACTACATTATACAGTACACCGAGCGAGCCGACATCACGATATTTAGCATATTGCAATGCCGTCAGCGCATCGATGCAGCTCAACTCTATCTCGTCAAACTCCTCGTTGTAGCCCTGCGAATAGCTCTGCGGTTCGATAAATCCGGCAAAGAGACATTCCCCCTCACGGTAGATGTTCACCACAGCGTCACGGCATGAGGCACAAAAGAAGTCCGGCACGAAGTTCCGCGCCAGAAGGCGTACAGTAGCCTGCTGGCAGAGCAAGTGGTCAAACGTATCGTTCACTTGACTCGTCAGTTCCACTGGATCATCAGTAAACGACAGTTCCCCATTCTTCTCACCAATGACAGTTTCCTTAGTACGGTCACCACCAGTCAGTATATGCACCTCGATGCGCTCTTCCCTTTGGTTGTAAAAATGTCCGTGCAGATACATGCTCCTTATATTTTGATGTTTGTTCCTTTTCTATTTATTCTCGTCTCGTTGGCAAGCACCGCCACAAGGTCTCTGCCTTTAACCTTCAGCTCGTACACACCGCCACCTCCGCCGCCATTATTACCGATAAGCGACTTCAATTTGTTCAGCGGTGCTATCACCTCCGGGTTGCTTTTCGCTCCAGCATACTCGCCCATCAGCGCCAAGGTCGGGCCATACACAATACCGCCGTTGGCGAATGGTGTCACGGCAACCGAAGCAACAAGCCCTTGCATCATGGCAATAAATCCAGCTGCGATGCCAGCACCAGCAAACGGAATGTAAGCGTGTGCAGCCATGAACTCTGAAGCTGCAAGTTCGCGGTACGCCATCGCCTCTGCCTTTACTGCCGCCATCGTAGCTACCGATGCCGCCACCTCTTCAGGGGCTGCCGCTACTTTTGCCGTAGCAGCTGTGGTCGCTGCCACTCCACTTGCAGCGGTCACAGTGTTGGAGACACCTGTTACGGCGGTCAAGGCCTGAATAATTGAGATGATGCCGTTGATGCCCTCATATATCTGAATGGCAGCATCGACAACGCCAGTAATCGTGGACCATGCGTCACGGTTGCCTTGCAGCGCATCGGTGAGCGAGGTGACACCATTGCCCACACCCTTGACCGTGCTCCACGACTTACCTAACGTGACATTGCTTTTGCGGATGCGCTTCTCGTAATCCTCATAACTGCCGATGAGCTTCTGTATGGAGGCTCGCTGCGACTCGTCCATAGGACTTTTCGTGTCAGCCAACATATTCTGGAGTTCCTTGATGCGTTTCTTTACACCATCAAGCCCAATGGTTTTCAGTTCGAGGGTCAGCGTCTTGCCCTCCATACTGTCGAGCTTCGCCACTTCTTCCTCCATTTCGGGAATGCGCGTGAGTTGCTTCATGGCATCGCGTTTCTTCACCAGTTCCAACACCGTGCGCTGTATGTCGTCAATCTCCGATGCGCTGGCGTTCTTCTGCTTGGTCTGGTAGTAGCTGATGGCATCATCCAGCGAACGGATGGTGTTCAGTCGGGAGATGTCCTCCGGCTTCTTCAGCTCATCAAGAGTGTCGTCCCATTTCTTCTTCAGGTCGTTAAGGGCATTTATCTGCTTCTGTATCTCGATGCGCTCTGTCTCTGTAGCGGTTTTCAACAAGTCTGTATAATACTGCAGCTCTTTTTCAAGCTGGCGGTATGTCTGTATCTTGTCTAAACCGACATCAACATGCGAACTGCGTTCAAACGCCGTTTTAAGGTCATTCAAACGCTGTATTTCAGCATCGATTACTGCAAGTTCACCGGCAGAGGCTTTCTCCCTCAATCCCTGTTGATAAGTGATTTCTGCATCGATGTCCTTCAGGGTGTTCAGTTCGGTGGGACGGCTTGCCGCATCCTGCAACTGCGTTATCGCATCCTGCTGCTTTTGCAAGGCTGCGATTTTCTTTGCATAAAGCGCAATGGTCTTGGTGTCCGTTCCGTTGGCAGTTTCCAGTTTGTTCTGGTAGTACTGGATGTTGTTGCCAAGTTCCTTGTAACTCGTGGCATTGGCGATAAGCTTCTTTCCGCTGTATTTGTCCTGGTTCCCCGATTTACCACTGCCGTTTCCGCTGTCTGTTGAGGGGGCATTCTGTTTCTTATTGTTCTTCAAGGCGGTCTGGGCGTTCGCAGCCTTTGCCTTGGTGTTCGCTTGCGTGGCCTTTGTGTTTTTCTCCAAATCTGCCGTCTGCCTTGCTGTGGTCTCGTCCTTTATGCCGAAGAACTTCTTCACCCATTCCCATGCCTTCTTTATCACGGCACTCGCTTTTTCGAATGCCTTGACAAGAAAGTCCCATACGGCTGATGCAATTTTCTTCACCGCTGCCCATACAGCATCACAGATATTGCGAAAGGTCTCACAGTTATTGTACGCCGCTATCAATGCACCCACAAGTGCCGCTATAGCCATCACGACAATACCGATGGGATTGGCACTGAGCACAAAGTTCAGGGCTATCTGTGCCACCTTCCAAATGTTGGAGGCGACAGCCACCACCTTTGCTGCAGCTGCTTGCGCAAGCGTAGCCACCTTCACAGCTTTCAGTCCTGCCACCACAGTCTTGATGCCACCGCTGAGCTGCACCATACTCATGAGGGCGATGCCGCTATTAGCTATCCATTCCACATAAGGTGCGGAAGTACTGGCTATTGAGCCTGCCCAATCCATCATGGCGTGCATTTGGTTAGCGAGCGTCTGACGTAGACTCTCCCCCGTCGATGCCATATTGTCGAAGGCTGCGTCTATCTCTCCTGCGGAGTTTGCCATCGCTCCAATGTTCTGCGAAAACTTTTCCTTTTGTTCGCCAGTCAGCGAACCGAGTAGTCGCATTGCTTCAGCACTGCCGAACAACTGTCCGTAAATGGTTTGACTCAACTGTCCAGTCTTTGCCGAATACTCCTGTATGCTTGCATCCAAACCGAGCAGGAAGTTCTCTAAACCACCAGCAGCCTGAATACTGGCTGCATTAAAACCGATGCCCATCTCGTTGGCAGCTTTAGTTGCCTCAGCAGATGGCTTGATGAGTGAGTTGAGCACGGCAGCTAACTGAGTGGATACTTCCGCCGTGTCACCAGTCACACCCGTTGTAGTGGCGAACACTGCCATCAGTTCGTCCATGGAGACACCAAGCTGAGATGCACTACCACTCACACGGGGCAATGCCTGCGCCAACTGCTCAAAGCTGGTCACACCATTCTTGGCCGTCATCTGTATCTTGTCTTGGATGTTTCCTGCTTGATCCCATTCCAGACCGTAGTTCTTGATGAGCGTGGAAGTAACGGTCACCGTCTCTCCCAAGTCCGCAATACCACCAACCGCACTACGGCTTGATTTGTTGAGGAACTCTATCCAGTTATCCTCGGGCACGCCATTGGATATAACCTGGTATAAGCCGTTGGCAAGTTCCTCACGCGCAAGCGGTATGTTCTTGCTCAGTTCCGTTATCTGACCAGTCAGTGCTTCAAACTCGTCCCCACTCTTTCCTGCCATGGTGTTGGCACTGCGCATGGCGGTCTCAAAACTGTCGAAAGGCTCGGCAAGTCCGCCCACCATGTCACTGAGGTCGCGGATCGAGCGGACGGCTGTATCGAACACGAGGCTCTTGTCTGCCATCTCGCGCAGTCTGTTGCCAGTGGCCACAGCGGTATTTCCCACCTCGGAGAGTATGTCGTCAAGACCGTCGGCTTCCACTGTCAGACGTTTCAGAACACCGCCGTCCTCGCTCTTGATGTTTATTCTAAATTCTACTGCTTTTGCCATTGTCTTTTCTTATTTCAGTCCGTAACGTTTCTTGGCTGCCTCAAAGCGTGCATTGAACTCGTCCTTGCTCACCTCCTCACGCTTTTCTTCCTGCTTTTCATCCCAAGGGAACGGTAGAACGTCATGCGCTTGAAGATTGCTTTTTGCATAGGGTTGGATGGCAAAGAGCGCCAACACTCTTGTGCGTTCCCACTCGTTGCGCTCCGCATCGCGCTTGGCTTCCGCCCATCGCTCCCATGCCTTGTAAAACTCAAAAGGGGTACATCGTTCAAAGTCTTCTCTGCTCATCCCGATGCACCCCAATGCCATACCCAACAGTTCCTCGACGCTTACTTCTTTTCCGCCTGGTTGGTCGTTTTTTTTTCTTCACCGCCCATATCCTCGTAGAAGGAGTTCGCTGCGTCGGGCTCCATAAGGTCAGCAAAGCTCTGGAAGTCGTAGTCAAACTCCACCTTGTCAGCATTGCACGCACTTTTCACGCAGCAGTAAACAAACAGTACCAGCTCGGAGATATTGGTTTTCTCCAGCTTGCTCACGTCCTTACCGCTCTCATTCTTGAAGCGCACCATTGCGCCCATGGTCACACGGCAAGGGAACTCCTTGTCGCCAACCTTGATTTTTGTCTTTTTCATACGCGATGTTGTTATTCAGTCTGCTGAGTGGTGTCTGTAATACCCGTACCTACTTTTTCCACCTTGCCGCTGTTCTGAAGTGTGATTGAATACTTGGCATCGTCACCAGCCTGTGCGTCAAGGTCAAGAATGGTAATCAGATACTTGCCTTTATATCCGCCAGTGGTTTTACCGGTGCGCTTGTCTCCTTCACGCAGATTGTACGCTGCCTCCACGGGCTCACCCTTAAGCATTGCGTCCTTCAACTGGTCATACGAAGGCACCTCGTCCGTGCCGTCAGTAAGCACAACACCATCGGCGGTAATCTGCTCGGAGAAACTCTTGATGTAAGACTCCTTCCACTTGCCACCAGATGCCTCTTTAGTCACACGTTCACCGGTCTCCGCTGACGTGTTCACCTTACAACCGGTGGAAAAGCCGAGGGCATTGGCACCTATGGAAAGGATAAGGTCAGTTCCGTCTAAAACACTTGTTGCCATATCTTTCTTGTTATGATTGTTAATACTACGCCGGTCGCCACTCCGACAATAAAGGCGATGAGAAGCATCTTCCACGGATTTGAACTGCGTTCCTTATCCGTTCTGGCTTCATTCTTCTGCTGCTCCAATGCTTTCTTGTAGCTCGCCATCTGGCGCTCATAGTACTCGCACTGGCGTTGCAGACTGTCGCAAGTGGCATACACCACGATGATGCCACCTTTGTTCTGCACGGTTGCGCTGGCTCGTCCGTTCTTGGCTCGGTACTCTGCCTTTTCGGGCAGGTTAGTCAGTTCCGCCAGAGGTATCTCCAGCTTGGCTTCCTCCTGTGGTACTGTCTCCGTCCATGTGTGACGCACCTCGCTCTGGAGGGTGTCCGCGGATACTTGTTTCACGCTTTCCTCCGTGGCCACGCTCGCTTTTCGGCTTGTCGCGCAGCCCGACAAGAACAGGGCAATCATCATGATGCTTGCAACTGTTCGCAGTGTCGATAGCCTTCCGAAGACGCGCCATCTCGCGTTTCGAGGCTTCGAGGTATCTTCTTGTCTCATTGAGTTCTTCCTTCAATGGTTTCACGATGTTCTCTACCAAGATACGGGTGGCATGCTCGGCGTTGTCCATACGCACCGTCTCGGCATCGGCTTCCGCCTTCATCGATTCCGCTTTCGCTTTCCTTATGGTAGCCCGCAGCGTGCATATTGCAACAATGGTAGCCACCAGACCTCCGCCAAGGAGGACGTTTAGGACTTCGCTGATATTCATGCCATCCATATTTTACTGTTGGTAAATGCCTATTGACTTGAGCCACTTGGCTACATCGAAGGCTGGGCAGGCTTTATTCACGCCCGGAAGATCGCAATGACCTACAATCTTGATCTGCGGAAAACGCTGATGGAAGTTCCGTACATAGTCGGTCATCGCCTTCAGCTGCGCAGGGGTGCGCGTGTCCTTGGGGTGCTTCATATCCTTGGTGCAGCCACCGGCATACACCACATGGCGGCTCACACTGTTATAACCCCTGGCACCATTGGTCACTTCCCACGGATCGACCTCCGCATCTTCGTTGTTATCGACAAGGCGTTCCACCTTGCCGTCCAAGTGTATCAGGTCGGTATAACCTACCTGCTTCCAGCCACGCCCACCCTTGCTTACTGGGTCAGTGTGCCAGTGGCGTATCTCCTTAGAGGTTACCTCACGGCCTTCAGGGGTGGCTGTGCAGTGTAGGACTAAATACTTCATTCTCGCCATTACGCTTCAGCTTTATATCCGCTGGTCATTACGACACCTGCATCAGCCTTCTTGAACATGCAGATGAAGTAATGGCGGAAGTTCACCTTGTTGCGCTGGTACTCAGGGTCGTTCTCGGCTGCGCTCCAGTACATCTTGGTGGAGCCGGTAGCCTTGAACACACGCTGTGTGTAGAATGCGAATGAGCAGTGGAAGTCGCCAGCAGTTTCTCCCTTGTCGCCGACTGCCTTTTTCTCGCCTTTGGCTGAGAAGTACGGGGTGTTGGCATACTCGTAGATGTCGAAGCCGTAGAGCTTGCCCACCTTGCCGGTGTTGCGGTCGATGTTGTACTGCTCCTTGAAACGCTGGTCGGTCTCCAAGAGGTCGTTCACGTGGTCGGTACACAATACAAGGCGACGGTTAGTGGTCGGAACACCCAACTTGTCGAGGGCAGCCTTCATCGCAAGCACGTCCTTGGCGGTCATCTTGATACGTCCTGTAGTCGCGTCACGCTCGCCTGTAGTGGTCAGTACAGGGGTCTTGGCGGTGTTCTTCTGTGCGCAGAGTGCGTGCGCTGCCTTGGCGAACTTGGCATCGTTGATGGCGTTTGAATGGCTCTCTTTCACTCGGGCAATCTTGTCGTAGCTGATAGCGTACAACTCATCGTCGGTGATTGGTGTTACCTTTGTCTGGAACTTGTCAAGCTGAATGGCGATGTCCTTGTCATCAAGTGCCTGCAAGGGAATTGGATAGGTGGTGTTGTTGACAAGCACGTCAGGGTCCACACCAACCTCCACCAAGTGGATAACATCGTTATCGACGATGCTTGAACTGTCGGGGATGCCATCAAGCCAAGTGCCTGCGAGAAACTCACGCAAGGACTTAACCAACTCTCCAGTCCAAATCTCCTTCA